AAAAGTCCGGCGCCAGTACTCACGAAGCAAGAGAAGCCGCGTTAGTTGCAACAATGAAAGCACAAGCCGCTGAACAATTAGTAGCCGTAAATACTTTGAAACGATTAGCAAGTGAAGCCAAATACTCATCAGCAGTTGAATGGATAGATAACTTCCTTACTTCAGAGAGTAAGTTAATAGTCTTCACATGGCATAAAGAGTTAGCAAACCGCATCGCCGAACATTATGGCGCAGTAAAACTAACTGGTGATTCAACAATAGAAGAAAGAGCACGCTCGGTTGATACTTTTCAAACCGACCCAAAGTGTAAAGTTTTTGTAAGCACTCTTAAGGCTGGTGGAGTTGGAATTACTTTGACCGCCTCTAGTGATGTTTTATTTCTTGAACAAGGTTGGACTCCAGCCGATATGGACCAAGCCGCCGACCGTGCTCACCGAATTGGACAACAAGATTCAGTAACGGCTTGGACTTTGATTGCTGAAGGAACTATTGATGAAGATATAAAAGAACTAATTGCATATAAGAGAGAACTCGTAGATGCTTCCACCGATGGTAAAGTTTTAGAAGATAAACAAAATATCCTTACGGACTTATTAATACGACTTGCTAGGAGAGGTGCAAATGAAACGAATGGCTAAAGTTTTTGTATATGGAACTTTGCAACCAAAAGGTTCTCTCCACTCAATGATTCGAACAGTTGCTGAAAATTATGAACCAGCAACTTTAAATAATTATGCTTTATACAAACACCCACTTGGTTTGTATCCTGAAATAACCAAAGACCTTAATCGAACCGTTAAAGGAACTTTGATGGATGTTCAAACTAATACTGAAGACTTCTTAGAAGTTTTAATGATGGAAGTGTTTGCTGGTTACAATGCGGAAGTGTTAGAAGTTAGAACTCGACACGGATTATTAATTAATGCTTTAACTTTTGTTGCAAAAGATATTCCAAAAGGATTTTTGATTGAATCAGGCGATTGGCTTGAATACGAAAAATCTTTGGCGTTCAACTTGCAAATCTGAGCCAAAACACCAAAATCTCATCCAAAATCTGAATCCCTGCGTAAAAAAAGTTTTAGCCCCGCAGGGATTTCAGGCGGATGTAGTTGTCTGCGTACAAAGAAAAATTGGATAATGGCGTCATCGCAGAAAGCGATACTCAACCCAAGGAGTAGAAAATGACACAAAGCACAAACGCAAGACACGAAGAAGCATTAGCACTTCGCAATCAAGGAATGTCTTATGGAGCAATCGCTCGCCAACTCGGTTATGGAAATTATCCTTCAGCCGCTCGTTACGCAGTTATGGCGGCTCTTCGTAATCAAGTTTCAACATCGACTGTTGAAGTTCGTCAGTTCGGAATCGAAGCAGAGTTTTATAACATCACACCTTCACAAGCAGTCGCCGCTCTAACTCAAGTTGGTATTCGAGTTTCATTTGAAGGTTACACACACGCTGTAACTTCAGATTGGAAAATTGTTACAGATGGTTCAGTAACTGGTCGCAACACAGGACAAGGAACAGGACTTGAATTAGTTTCTCCAATCCTTAAAGGCGAAGAAGGACTTCGTGAACTTGAGAAGGCTTTGAACGCTCTTGATGCCGCTGGTGCAAAAGTTAATACAACTTGTGGACTTCATGTTCATGTTGATACCGCTGGTATGAATGATGTGCAACGCAAGAACTTCTTCAACTCTTATGTTCGTAATCAAGATTTAATGGACCGCTTGGTTTCACAATCACGCCGCCACAACCGTAACTACACAATGCGTTACTCAACTCAGAATGTTGATGCTTATGCTGAATACGCCGCTAGCGGTCGTGGTGGTTCTTCTCGCTACTTCACAGTTAATACTTGCTCACTTCCAAAGTATGGAACTCTTGAGTTCCGCCAACACCAAGGAACTCTTAACGGAAAGAAAGTTGTTGCTTGGGTTCAGATGCTTCTAGCAATTGCAAAGACCGCTTCTGTTTCAACTCTAGAAGCAGAAGGACTTCAGACTTACTCAACAGTTGCTGAATTCCTAGATGCTCATGGCGTAGATGCAACTACCAAAGCATTTCTACTTCGTCGTGAGGCTCAACTTAATCGTCAGTCAGTAGCCGCTTAATTAACCCAACTACCCAAAGGAGAACTATTATGTGTGGAATCGCAGGATTTTGTGTAAAGGCAGAAGACCATATTGATGCAAAGGTTTTATCAGCGGCGCTCTTGGAAGGAATCATTGAGCGTGGTCGTGATGCAACTGGTGCGGCTTGGTATAACGCAAAGCAGAATGAAGTTCGTTATACCAAAGCGCCATACAGCGCCAAGACTTTTGTTCAGACTCGCTTACCTCTGATGCCAAGCGGTGTAAAGAATGTAATTCTTCATACTCGCTTTGCTACTCAAGGCTCACCTAAGAACGAACACAACAACCACCCGATTGTTGTAGAGAACTTAGTTGGCGTTCATAACGGACATATTTCTAACGATAAGGAAATCCTTAAGGCGTATCCAAACCATAAGCGAATTGGCGAAGTGGATTCAGAGGCGGCTTTTGTAATGGCGAAGTATGACGAGAATCCTTTGACCGCTTTTACTGAGATTCAAGGTCGTGCCGCTCTTGCTTGGATTGATGGCGATAGAGGTCGTGAATTGAACTTGGCTCGAGTTAGTGGTTCGCCTCTTTGTGTGGCTCAGACACCTCTAGGCTCGACTGTGTTCGCTTCTACTAAGCCCATTCTTGAGAAGGCGATGAAGAAGGCTTCGCTTAAGATTGAGTGGATTGCTGAGATGAATGAATACGAATACATGAAGGTTCGTAGTGGTGCGATTGTCGAATACACCGACTTCAAGCCTGAGTGGGTTAAGGACTTGGAGAAATATGAATCCGAGAAGAAGGCTGGCAAGTACACATGGGACTGGGACGACACCGACTTGGGTAAGGAACACGGTGGATGGATGCAGTCTGTGATGTAATAACCATGTGAGTCAGACGACATGGAGAGTCCGCTTTGCTGATGGCACTTTAACAGAGAGCCAATCAGCGAGCGGACTTCTTCATAAAATCGCCTCTCAGCATTGGCATTACAAACCCGAACTGAACGATAAAGAAAACATACTTCTTCGCTTACACGAACTCACAGGTGGCTGGATAGACCCCGATTTAGATGATTATGATTTCCTAATTCTTTTAAGTGATGCGGATTTATTAGAGGTCAAAACACCCATAGTTTATTAACTATGGTTTAGGATTCAAGAGTGACCCCAATACAAGTTCGTTCTGAAGTCGTTCCTATCGACTCTTTAAAGGCGTACCCACTTAATCCTCGCCGAGGGAACCTAAAAGCAATTCAAGAATCTTTAAAAATAAATGGACAGTACCGACCAATAGTTGTCCAACAAAGCACAAGTTTTATTTTGGCAGGCAACCACACTTGGCAAGCCGCAAAGAGTTTAGGTTGGACTGAGATTGCAGTCTCTTTTGTTGAGTGTGATGAAAAGGCGGCAAAGAAAATTGTCTTAGCGGACAACCGAACAAGCGACCTAGGTTTATTTAATGATGAACTTATTTTAGAACTTTTAGAAGAATTGGATTCGTGGGACGGAACTGGATACAACTTAGACGACTTCGATAAGATGGATGGACTCTATGAAGCGCCATTACCTAATTTAAAAGATGAGAAAGACGAAGATAAACCTTCTGTTGCGCCTCCTGCTTCAAGCGAAACAGAACACCTTGTTCGTATTGGACTTTATGTAATCGAAGCCGATGAAGATGAACTCAACTCTTTAAGTAAAGGCTTACGAGAGTTAAGTAAAGATAAAAAAGGACAAATCGAACACCTTAAAGAACGATTAGGATTCAAAGAGCAGGTGGTAAAAGGTAACCTTTTGGAACCTCATCATGTAATTATGGGTGGAACAGAAGTCGTACCGATTACCAATGTTAGACCTCACCCTCGCAATCCAAGAGAAGGTGATGTGGGAGCGATTAGCGAATCGCTTAAAACATTAGGTCAGTACAGACCAATTATTGTTAATAAAAATGACCTAACTATTTTAATTGGTAATCACACTTGGCACGCCGCCTACTCTTTAGGTTGGAAAGAGATAGCAGTAACTTGGATTGAAGTTGATGATGAACAAGCAATAAGAATCCTTTTATCAGATAACAAGACCGCTGACCTAGCAACTTATGATGATGAAGAATTACAAATACTTCTAGCAAGCCTTACCGAGTTTAGTGGAACAGGCTTTGATGGTGACGATGTGGACTCAATACTTCGAGGCAGTGAAGGAACTCCAATACCAAAGACGGTTAAAGGACAAGTTGGAACATTAACATTCAAGGTGTCGAGAAGTGAGTTCCAAATATGGCAAGATGAACTTCCTCTAAACCATGACGAGGCGTGCAAGGTAATAGCAGAACGACTGTTATTAACAAACTGGAAAGTAAGAAAGGTAAATCAATGATTGCTCCCGATTTAAAATCACTAGCAGTTCCTATTGAGAACTTAACCCCTATGGCTGGTAATCCACGAAAGGGAGATGTTGAAGCAGTAAAGCGTTCTTACGAAAAGTTCGGACAACGCAAACCAATTGTGGCTCGCCGATTAGGAATAAGTGAAAACGGTTTTGCTACTGGAACTGTTACAGCAGGCAATCATCAACTCGAAGCGGCTCGTGCTTTGAAATGGAAAGAGATTGCAGTTGTATTTATTGACGAAGATGAGAACACCGCTAAGGCTTTTTCATTAGCGGATAACAGAACACACGACCTTGGAACTTACGATGAAGGCGAACTTAATCTTTTATTGAAAGAGATGGAAGCCTTCGATGCTGATTTGTTTGCCGCAACTGGATACAACAGCGGCGATATTGATGTTATTTTAGAATCTCTTGGTGGTTCAAAAGAAGAAGCCGCACTATCTCAACCCGATAGAGGCGAACTCTTATCGCTTCTTAATGTTGCTTATGGCGAACCTAAGACTGAAGTGTTTAGTGGCGATGTATGGAAACTAGGCGTTCATCTTTTAGTAATTGCTGATGTAATGAAAGAGTGGGAAAAGTATGTTAAGTATTTAGAGAAAGGACTTTTGTTCCTTCCTTATCCCGGTCCGTATATTGCTTTGTCGTATAAGTTAGACCAAACGCCAGCAATAATGGTTCAACCAAATGTTTATTTAGCAGGACACATCATTGATAAATATATTGCCGTCCGAGGTGCTGACTCAGCAAAGAGGGTTCATCGTGATTAAAACTGGAGGTAAATGGAATCCAAATGACCGCCATGTAATTTGGTTGGCTGGAAGTATTGGAACCCTCGAAAAAGGAAACATACCAAAGACTCACGACTGGTTTCTTATTGCCGTTAATGAATTAAATAATCAAAAAGATATTGATGCGGTTGAAAAGTTAATTGATGAAGGCGCAAAGGTGTTGTTGGACTCAGGTATTTTTTGGCTAACAAATGAACACAAACGCAAGCATGGAATTACAATGGACGAAGCGCTTGCTCTTGCGCCTGATGAGATTGATAACTTCGATAAACTTTGGGACCGATACCTTGCAGTTAATAAAAGACTTGGCGACAAAGTGTGGGGATATATGGAACTCGACCAAGGTGGCGCAAAGAACAAAAGGATTACTCGTAAAAAACTTCACGACCTTGGTATCAATCCAATACCAGTTTGGCATCCATTAAACGATGGTGCTGAATACTTTGATGAACTTGCTGAAAATTATGACCGTATGTGTCTTGGTAATATCGTTCAAGCCAATACCGCTACACGATTAAGACTTCTTCATACTCTTTGGGAGAAACATCGTAAGTATCCTGACCTTTGGGTTCATGTTCTTGGTATGAATCCTTCTGAAGTTTTTAATGCAATTGGTATTGATAGTGCTGACGCTTCAACTTGGATTGCTCCAGTTCGTTGGGGTTCATTTCCTCATCAAGCAATGAACGATGCTTACCTTGAACACATGGAACCTGAATGGCGTTCAATGTATTCGGCAGATGAAAGAGTTCAAGTTGGTATTAATGATGATGGAAAGATTCTCCAAGCCGCCGCTATCTCTATGAACCACGCTCAAATTGGTTGGAGAGATTTCTATAAACGGAGAGCAGATTTAATTGGAGATGTTATTTACCCACCACTAGACGAAAAGGAATCGGCATAATGGGACTAATCAGTAGAAGGATTACAGTTAGATGGACTCGAGAAGGTTGGCATTGTTGGCCTGAAGCCGAAGGGACAAGAGATTATCTTGCCTCTCGTCATCGACATTTATTTTATTACGAACTAACAGTAAGTGTTGGACACAACGATAGAGAAATTGAATTTCACGACTTACTTGAGTTTGCTTCTGCCGCTTCTGTTGGTGGGGAACTAGGAAGACGCTCTTGTGAAGATATGGCTGAAGTTGTTCTTAAAGCGGTTCGTGACAAATATCCCGACAGAAGTTACTCTTGCACCGTATGGGAAGACAATGAAGTAGGCGCAACAATTCAATGGGACGGAATGTAAATGAAATATCAAAGCACTAAACGATGGGGACATGAACAAGGACTATCTTGCGCCTTTCGTCAATGGAGAGCAGAAAGTCACTGCCACTTTGTACATGGATACGCCTTAGCGGTTAAGTTTATTTTTGAAGCCGAAGAACTCGACCACCGAAACTGGGTAGTAGATTTTGGCGACTTGAAAGAGTTGAAACAAAAAGTTGCAAACCTTTTTGACCATAAAACTGTCGTAGCCGAAGACGACCCACAATTGGAATGGTTTATGAAAGCAAGCAAATTAGGTATTTTAGATTTAAATGTATTACCTAATGTCGGTTGCGAAGCCTTTGCTGAAACCATTTATCACATGGCAGTCGATTACTTAAATGAAAAAGGTTATTCGCCTCGTGCTCGTTTAGTAAGCGTTGAAGTATCTGAACACGATGGCAATTCTGCGTTGGTAACTACATGAGCATCTATGTAAGCGAAATCTTTGGTCCAACAATTCAAGGCGAAGGACCTTCTTCGGGTCGGCGATGTGCTTTTGTTCGATTAATGACTTGTAATCTAACTTGTAGTTGGTGCGATACGCCTTACACATGGGACTTTAAAGGTCTTAATGGAACTGCTTATGACCGAGAAAAAGAAGAAACATTTATGTCTGTTGAAGACATTTACCAAGCAATCAAAAAGTTAGATGTTGAGCGAGTTGTGTTCTCAGGTGGAGAGCCAATGATGCATAAAAGGGAATTAGTTCCTGTCTTTGAACTTCTTGCTTTTGATGGAATCGCTATTGAAATTGAAACTAATGGAACTATTATTCCTGACCCTGAACTCTTTCCTTTGATAACTCAAATTAATTGTTCTCCTAAATTAAATAATTCCGGCGTTCTTCTCAAGAAGCGTAGAAAGCCTGAAGTTCTCAAAGCATTAATGGCTTCGGGGACTCCTGTGGCGTTTAAGTTTGTGTGCCAATCAAAAGAGTGCTTAGATGAGGTTGAGGCAATTCAATTAGAGGCAGGGATACCTGACCGAAACATTTGGATTATGCCTGAGGGAAGAAGTACTGAGGAGTTAAACAGACACATGGAAGTTATTGCTAACGATGCGATTGCTCGCGGTTGGAATATAACTCCACGAACCCATGTCGCCATTTGGGGCGCAAAGAGAGGTCACTAATGAGTGAGGTAACAGAACCGCAAGCAAGAGAAGCAGTAAAAGTATTGCTTGGATATATTGGAGAAGACCCTGAGCGAGATGGACTTTTAGATACTCCTAAAAGAGTTGCTAAAGCATTACGCGAAATGACTGAGGGTTACAGAGAAGACCCAAAAGCAATTCTTTCAACTAACTTTGATGTGCCTTTTGACCAAATGGTAACTCTTAAAGACATTCCTTTTGTAAGTATGTGCGAACATCACATGCTTCCATTTGAAGGTAAGGCTTCAGTTGCTTACATTCCCAATGGACGAGTTGTAGGACTTTCAAAGTTGGCTCGAGTTGTAGATACCTTTGCAAAGCGACTTCAAGTCCAAGAAAGACTTACTCAAGAGATTGCTGATGCTATTAACACTCATGTTGGCGCATTGGGAGTAGGAGTGATAGTTAAATCTCGTCATACTTGTATGTGTTACCGAGGAATTAAAAAGAATGGAACAATGGTTACCTCTGTTACTCTTGGTCTGATGAGAACAGACTTAGCGGCACGAACAGAATTCCTAACGCTAACGGGAGAGTAACTTGGCTGGTCGGAACACAAAACTAACCGAAGAAGTTCAAAACGAATTTACTCGGTTAATTGCTCAAGGCATTTTCGTAAGACAGGCTTGCGAATTTATTGGTGTTTCCGAACAAACCATTTACAACTGGATGGCTAGAGGTAGTGCTGAAGTCCTTCGATTAGAAAATAATCCTCGTTCTAAGCCTTTAGCGAAAGAAGCACCTTTCGTTGAGTTCTTTCGACAAGTTAAGAAAGCAGAAAACACAGCCGAG